ACATAGGATAGCACATGCAACTGGTAATGATGCTGTTCGACGCTTTTTAACAGAGACACATGGTACAAAAGAGCAACCAAATAGAACAGGTACTGATTCTTTAAAAGGTTTAGCAAAATTAAGTGATAAAGAACTGAATCTCAATATTGCTTCTGATGAATTAAAAAAAGCATTAAGTGTAAGCCCAAATAAAAACATAAATCAAAGTGATTTCTTTGACGGTGAAGAAGAGTTTTTACGAGCTGGTCTTGTACATTTAAAAAGAGTAAATGAAGGAAAGTCATCTAAACTTGATTACTTCTGGACTATAGCATCAAGTGGTTCAAATATATCAGCTACAGATTTACTAAAAGTTAGATTAAATGCAACTGGTTTAGCTAAAGAATTAGGTTTTCCTATAACTTTCAGTCCAGAAACCACAGTATTATCTGATCCTACCCAGAAACTTTTACAAAATAAAAACACTCCTTCTAGTACTTTAATAGCACATAATCAGAATAGTAAAGATCTTGCAGAAATATTAAAAATAGCTGCTGGTAATAATACTGTTGATACAATTACTTCTAAAGGTGAGAAAATAGAACCTCCAAAATCTATTTCACAGATGAACTTAGGGGAATTGTTTGAATATTTACAAACATTAAAAAAAGATGATCAAGTATTATTAGGTTTATATAATATACCTAGAGAAGAATTAGGTCAAACTCTTAAAGAGATGTATAGTTCATCTTATAATGCATTAAATATTAATGATGAAACAGTATTTGATGAAGCCTTTCAGAATAAGATGTATTTCTTCTGGCTTAGAAAAAAGAATGTAGCAAATAATAAGAATGTATGTGTAAACCCAAATACTTTATCAACAAATATAAATCTTAATGAAGCACAAGCTAAAGAATTTAATGATCTTTGCAGAATGAAAGGTTTCTTTGATACTGAAGCTCAACCATTTATGAATTTTTTATTCCTACTTCCAGGTTTACAAAAAGCACTTATTAAGGAAGTAACAACAAAATAATTACTAAGGTAATATGACTACAAATGATCCTTTTAACTCTAGCAATCTAAATGAAATTACTGACCCTAAGGATGAAGTAAGTTATTTAGCTAAACTTGCTAGAGATACTAAAGAAGCAAGAAAAGAAGAAGAAGCCATCCAAGAACAAGATGTTCAATATACAACAACCCAACAAGATGCTAGAGATAATCCAGAAGGATGGGGTTTAAAAGGTTTAGCTAAAGAAGCCCAATCAATACTTTCTGGAGGTTTACAAGATACGGCTACTTCTTTAGCTACTTTACCAGAGCGTACAGCAGATATGCTTTCTGGTGAAATGCAAGAAGAAAGGAAAGAAACAGGAGCTTATAAACCAGAATGGGACCCATTTCAATCATACTCTAACCCAATAGAGACAAGAACATGGTGGGGTCAGCTCCTAAGAGGTGTAGTACATTTTGGTAGTTTATCCTTAGTACCTATAGCTGGTTGGAAATCAATAGCAGGTAAAGCAGCGTACTATGGTACTAATAGCTTATTAAGGGCAGCTGCAATTGGTGCTGGTGCTGATTTATTATCTAAAGAATCAGACGGACAGAATGCTCTAGGTATGCTTAGAGATCGTTATGGTTGGATGGATACTCCTATTAGTACAAGAGATACAGATCACCCATTAATGCTTAAATTAAAGAATGTAGTAGAAGGTATGGGTATTGGACTTGTATTTGATGGTGCATCAATGGTATTAAGTAGAGGTGCTAATAGAGCAAGGGTAGTTAAAAGATCAGAGAATATAAGAGATATAACTGTTGAAAAAGCTTTACAAGAAGTACGAGATAATGAATTAGAATTTCGTGCTGCTAAAAATAAACCTGTAGCTGATTCACATCAAGGAGCATTTGCTTCTGAACAAACAGTTGGTGAAGCTAGAGAAACCTTAAAACGTTCAAGAACAGAATGGGGTGCTGAAGATGGATCTACTGGATCTATTATCAGACCTATACTAACTGAACGTGCTGCTAAAACTGGTAAGATGCCAGAGGAAGTAGCTGAGAATATACTTAAAGGTTTATATAGTGATCAGAAGTTCCAACTAGAAATTGCTTCTATAAAAGCAGCAGGTAAAACTGTATTAGAAGTATTTGGAGATTCATTAGAAGCTCATCAAAGGATTACATTAGGCAGAGATGCTGCTGAAATGACTACAGGAGAATATTTAGAAGAAATCTTAAGAGCCTCTGATACTTATGATATAACAGATTCTGCTGGTAATGTTGTAGATACTGTTACTACAATAACATCTCAGAATATAGTAGTAACAGATATGATAACTGGTACTCTCATCAAACAGTTAAGAGATATGGGTATAGCTGGTAGAGAACTAGCAGAATATAAAGATCTTGCTGATATTGATGGACCAGCTAAACAGGTATTTGATACTCTAATGACTGCATTGACTGAAGCTAAAAGAGCTAGAGTTATGAAGTCTACTAATTTCAGAGAGATAGGAGCAGGTAAAGCTAAGAAAGTTGTAGAAGAAACAGTAGCTAGAGATATGGTAGATACTAGAGATTCTATTATGTCTATCTTAAAGATTGCTAAAGATGATCCTAGTGATGAACTATTGAATGCTCTATTTGAAGTATTCTCTAGCATGAAAACTGTTAATAACTTAGATGACTTTGATGCTTGGGCTAGAAAGATTATTAAAGGTGGACCATTAGAACCGAAAGGTCCAGAACGTACAGGTGCTCTAATTAGAGAGTTACAAGGTATGTTCAGTCATAGTGTCCTTAGTGGACCTAAGACACCGGTCAGAGCTCTCCTAGGTACATCAATGGCTACCTTTACACGACCATTTGCTACGACAATAGGTGGTGCTATGAGGCTACCATTTACTGGTGATGCTACAACTATGAGAGCAGGTATGGCATCTTTAAATGCTATGATGCAAGCTATACCTGAAGCTTATGAATTATTCTGGACTAAACTAAACTCCTATTGGAGTGGTGATGTATCTAGTATTAAAACACGTTTTGTAGAATTTACAAGAGGTGATGAGAACTGGGAGCTACTTAGAAGATACTATGAAGATAGTGGCAGAGCTAGTAAAGGTGATCAAGCTTTATTTGCTATGGCTAATATGGCTAGATCTGCTAATAATAGTAATCTACTTACATACTCTACTAAGATAATGGCAGCTACTGATGATGCTTTTGCACATATATTAGGTAGAGCCAAGATGAGAGAAAAGGCTTTCCGTTCTGCTATGGATGCTCAAAGTAATGGTAGAATGGTTACTATAAATAATGACTTACTTAAAAAGTTTGAAGAGGATTTCTATCAAGATATATTTGATGCAGATGGGAATATCAAGGATGAAGCTACTAAATTTGCACGTAAAGAAGTTACTCTTACTCAAGATTTAACTGGATTCTCTAAAGGATTAAACGATGTATTTAGTGCTAACCCATGGGCTAGACCTTTCTTTCTATTTGCTAGAACTGGTGTGAATGGATTAGCTTTAACTGCTAAACATACACCCGGATTTAATTTTCTTGTTAAAGAATTTAATGATATAGCATTTGCTAGACCTGACGATCTATCTGGAGTAACCAAGTATGGTATTACTACTGCTGCTGAACTTTCTAATGCTAAGGCATTACAGACTGGTAGATTAGCTATGGGTGGTGGAGTTGTCTTTATGGCAGCTCAAGCCTTTATGAGTGGTAATCTTACTGGTAATGGTCCTACTGATAGACAGAAGCGTAAGATGTGGCAAGATGCTGGCTGGATACCAAGGAGTATTAAGTTAGGAGATGTATGGGTTAGTTATGATGCTATTGAACCATTTAACCAGATACTTTCAATTATTGCTGATGTCGGTGACAATAGTCTCCTTATGGGAGAAGAGTGGACTGAAGATTACTTACAAAAAACTGGTCTTGTTATAGCTCAAGGTCTTGCTAGTAAGTCATATCTTGCTGGTATGCAACAATTTGTAGAGCTATTCAGTGGTAAACCCGGTCAAATGGAACGTATAATTGGTAGTTTAGCTAATAATACTGTACCATTAGGCAGCTTAAGGAATGAAATGGGTAAATTATTTACTCCATATACTAGAGAATTATCATCTGGTATAGACCAATCCTTAAGAAACAGGAACTTACTAACTGAGAATATAGCTGGAGAGCCATTACCTATTAAATATGATCTACTTACTGGTAGACCTATTAAGGATCATGACTTCATGACTAGAGCATTTAACATGTTCAGTCCTATACAGTTTAACTTAGACTATAATGAAGGTAGAGAATTTCTATTTCAAAGTGGTTATGATTTAAGAATAGCTACTTACTATTCTCCAGAAGGAGATGATCTAACAGATTATCCGGAAATAAGATCTTCATATCAAAGAGCTATTGGCGTTCAAAACTTAGAAGCTAAATTAGCTAGATTAGCTAGAAAGCCTCATATACAAAGATCATTAGAGCAGATGTATAAGGATATTAATGCTGGACTTAGAGGTGACTTCCAAGCCAGAGACTATCCTCATAACCAAGCTATAGATAAGATATTTAAAAATGCAAGAAGATTAGCTTGGTTACAAGTTATGAAAGATGATCAAGTAAGAATATTATCTCAGAAGAATTACTTAAAGAAACAGAGGAAACCTCAACTCGCTAATAACCCACCATCCGCCACCCTCCTCAATATGTACAAATAAAAAATGGCAACAACAACCTACCATGAATACGATGGGGATGGGTCGAATAAAGATTTCAACTACACATTCCCTACTTACGTAGCCACCGAAGTTAAGGTATTAGTAGATCAAGTATTGGTAGATAACTGGACTATCGTAAGTTATTCTACTAGTGGTACTAATATTGTAAGATTTGATAACACAACAGGAACTACCAATACAGATGTATGTGCATCTGATGGATCTCCTAAAGCTGGTACAGCTAATGTACGAGTTTATAGAGATACAGGCGTAGATACAGCTAAAGCTACTTATGCAGCTGGATCATCCGTTAAAGCAGGGGATCTTAATAATAACCAAACACAAATATTAAGAGCTCTACAAGAAGAACAGAATAAAAGTATTACTGCATATGATCTTAGAAATGACTCAGTAACAAGTTCTAAAATCAAGGATGGTAGTATTGTTAATGCTGATATTAATGCAGCTGCAGAGATAGCAGTTAGTAAATTAGCTGATGGTTCTGCAAGGCAAGTATTACAAACAGCAGCAAATGGATCTGATGTAGAATGGACAAATAATTTAGATCTCCCAGGTACATTAGATGTTACAGGTGCTACAGATTTAGATGGTACTTTAAATGTAGATGGAACTGCAACATTAGCAACAGTAGATATTAATGCTGGAAATATAGATAATACAGTTATCGGTGCAGCAACAGCAGTAGCAGGAACCTTTACTACAGGTACGATAGCTACAGCAGATATCAATGGAGGTGCTATAGATGGCACTGTCATTGGTGCAAACTCAGCAGCGGCT